CAATAGTCAACGTCAGTAATGTCTAGTGCATCAAAAGACGATATTCTAATTCTATCACCAAGTTGTATTTTTGGCATTGCAAGTGTATTTATAGTAATAATCGGAACTGGATCTTGCATTTTATTTATGATAAAAGTAGCCAATTTCTGGGCCTGAACAGCATCTGTAATGTATGGGCTATCTATAACAACTTCCTTTAAACCGTACTTTCTAATATTTTCCGTCAAGGCTTCTGATTGCTCCATAACTTGACTATTTTGTTCTGTAGTTATAACTGGAATACCAGCGATAGCAGCATATGCAACTTTGTCTGTTAAAGGATTGGTTCCTTCTAAGAAAACAATTTCACCAGAATTAACATTGTTTGAAGCAGCAACAATTAAATTGGCACTATATGCTTGAGCCTCAAACTTATGAATTTCAATTAAGTCTGGTTCTTGGTTGTCAATCTCAGAAATCAAAGGATTCTTAACATTAAAAGCTGGGGCTTTGTCATACTGAGCATCAAAGTACTTAACCTCTCTAACAAGAGCATTAGCGGTATGTGTTGCTGCTGTTGTATCTAAAGCGCCTCTTTCAAGATTCAAAAACTCAGAAGAAGACTTAGATGAATATTTTATAATTTCACTATCAATTTTTATATAACCAGAAGTTGGAAATACTGGATCGTCTGTTGTATTTACATACATACTAGTAGCATTTGCAGTAAGATTTGCTGTTAGTGTTACAGCTGCTAAAGATGTAGGATCTTGTGCTCTCCATAAAGACTGTGTTCCAATTTTGGCAGATGAAAGACCAGCAACCTTTACAACAACCTTATTTGCTTGAAGTTGAACATTATAGTCACCAGAAACAATATTGGTAGAGTCAGAAAATGTTGACTGTATTTGGCTATGTTGAGCAATTGTATTTTCATAGAACCTGTAGAAGTGTTCGTATCTTGCATAATCTTCTTCATCAATGTAAAGCCTTCCAAGATCTGCAATCGCTATGCCATCAATAATTTCTCTGATTGTGCTGTTACCACCGTATAGGAATGGGAATTTACCAAGGGGTTGCATTTGAGTTGCTGTATATCTATCGCTAATCTCCTCTTGAGATAGTTCTCTTTTATATATTGCAAACTCATCAATATCAAGACTTCTAATTGTTGAAGGTGCAACTTCACCAGTATTTGCAGTAAATGATGCACCACGACCTCCAATTGTTATATCACGATTAGCCCAAGAAACCTCGCCAGAAATACTACCTTCCGTATCAACTTTTACACCATTGATGTAATACTTCATATTTCCACCTTGATGTGTTACAACTAGATGTGAAAATGCTGAGTTTGATAGGGCAGTTATTGTGCTTACAGTTTTAGTTCCACCGTTATCAATAATTTTAAAACCATTTGAAGATGAATTACTGTAGAACTCAAACCCAGATGTTGGAGATGAGTTATTCCATGTGCTCAAGTATTCACCAGTACTGCTATATGGACTTCCTGTTGGCTTAACATATAACTCAATTGTCCATTCACTTGTGTATAGCGGACTTACTGAGTTAGCAAAATCAAGAGTTTCGTCATATGGAATTCTAATATACGCTGAGTTAGATAATGTTACAGCCTTATTATCAGATTCACCAACAATTCCAGAAGCAATTCCTAGAGTTGGTGTTCCAACATAAACACCATTGTTTCTATAGTGGTTAAAGTTATCTTCATCTTTATCATAACTTTCTTCTTTAGATCCAACTGAATCTAGTGGGACAATAGTGTAGCAATCAGTTGCTGGTATCAAAGATGTTGTATTTGCACCAATATATTTGATGGATAGTGATAAATCAAATGTTGAAGCATAGTGAGCAAACTCTAATCTAATTTTATAGGGTTGACCTGGTGTTAAATTAAGGTGTCTTCCTAAAGTTTCATAAGATGTTACTGTTGTTGATATGATATTCCTTTTCCATGAATCAATTACAAGAGTATCATCAAGATATAGCCTTACAGCTCCCCTTCTTACAGTTATTACAAAATCTTCTCCAGAGGCATCGTGTTTAATTGGAACATAATAGCCATCCATAACACCATTATAAAAACTTCCATAAGTATTACCATCGGCTCCAGTAAAAGTATAAGATTGAAAGTTGATAGCAGCATTTGAGTTTGAAATACTTTTACTTAATGTTACAAAAGATGGAGATGTAAAAGCTTTTTCTCCAAGTGCTAAGTCTAATGGACTTAGAACTTTGTCAATTGCATCTGCAAGAATGTCTCCTACAGTTGTATTCTGCCTTCTTCCTTCTGGCATCCCCCAGAACCTTGCTCTAAACCCAGTTGATGGAACAATTACGTTTCCAGATCTATCAATTGTTGGTTCTTTAAACGACCAACTCGCAATTGGGTTTAATTTTTTAATACCGTCAGAATATGAATTTAATTGGTTATAGTCACCTTTTGGAAAACCAGCATGCATTAGAAGATTTTCAATAGAGTCTCCAACAGTTGTGTTTTGTTGAAAGAATCCTCTTTCCATTGTTTTTTCTGTTAAGAACTTTGACCAGTCATTGGCAGAAAAACCTACAGACATTTCTGATGAGGCGCTCCAGTCATCAATATAAAATGTACCGCCAGATATATACTCATATGTATCAAAACTTACAATAGCATCTGTTGAATGGGCTACTGCTGTCGTATTTGCATAACCTCTCTGTGAAGCGGTAAGACTTTTATCGCTTGCTTTAGCAGAACATAAAATAACTTCTTCGCTCTGGGTTCCAGCATCAATTTTAATTGTAAACTCATTTCCAGCACCACCGTCTGGAAATATGTCTGCATCATAGACATTAATTGTTGTTGATGAATTACTTATATTTGCAGATAGTGCGGTGTTTGAAATAATGTCATCACTTCTTTTAATCTGCCATCCAGTTGAAACATGAACCTTAAGATCTTTATACATATACGGACCATACTCAGAACCAGCACTAAACCTTGAAAAGTCTTTGCTTGTATTATCTAAAGAAACAGAAAGTTTAGAAGAACTTGAACCTCCAATTGGCAAGTTTGTTTCATGTAGATCTCTAGTACGAGATATTGAATAGTTAATAACATAATCTGTAATATCTACTTGATAAAGAGGAACTATTGAATGAATTCTTGCATAATCTGTAGGGTTTTTAGTTGTGTATACAGTTACTTTGATTTTAGTTGTTGCGTAACTAGCAGCTTTTGCAGCAGCGGTTTCAATAAGATGTTCTTTAAAATAAGTACCGTCTTCTATCAAACCAGTTTCGTCTAAGATTGATGTAGCACCATTAAAAACTTCAAGTCTATAATTTTTAATTTGGCCATGAAACTCTGCTGTGTTGATGACAATTTTATTAACTTTTCTTTCATCAAATGTCATTTCAACATATGGGTCTGTAGCAAACCCATAATAATCAGTATATGTAGGATCTGTATTTGCTTGACTCTTTGTTCCAGACCACCAGCCATATTCTAAGTTATTATCCAAAGAAGATGGCATAGCAAAATATGTTCCGTCTGACTTAATTACATCACCATATTTATCTTTTGCATTGCATACTGCCCAAGTAAAGGTCTGTCTTTCAAGACCATTTCCAACCTGATCTTTTGAAAAATAATATCCAATGCTACCTTTTGCAGTATTTGAGTGAGGGTCGTTTGTTGTAACAGATAGATTATCTAAATGTCTTAAATCCAAAAAATCTATAATAATTCTTGGCTTTACTTTTTGGGCATAGGAAGTTATGGCAGTATTAAAAGAGTTAGATAAAGTTTTGCCATAAATATCAGTAGTTAACATTATGCCTCATTAAAAACAATAGAACAGTCCCAATAGTATACATTATTTATTAAGTCTCTTCTAATTAGATTTTCATTATAAGCCTCAACAAATACGGTGTGAGTTGAATATGTTCCATCTTGTACTTTAATTAATTTTAGGGTATAAACATCTTCGCCTGAAGCCAGCTCTTTGAAGTAATCTCTACCGTATCTACCATCTGCTGTGTCTCTTTTTGTTCCTGGAACCATTCTCCAAGATATTGACCAAGAATTTTTTCCAGAAGAAGATGCCCTTCTAAAATACCTTGATCTTGTACCATTCCAGTTTGTATTTTCAGTTACTGAAAAATTGTAACCAATTTGAATTGTTCTACCGTGGTCTGTAAGTGGTTTATTGTTTACGATAATCAAAGCTCTAGGCTCGTTATACATCGTTGTTCCACCTACAAGTTTAAGTACATTATTGCAAGTTGAAAGACTTGTGATTGCTAATGAAGCAGATCCTGTTACAGTTGCCATTATAATTCCTCAAAAACAATTGTTACATTATAAAAAGCGTAGCCTTGTTCAAAATCCCTTCTAACAAGATCTTCATTATATGAAGTTACAAAAACACTTGTATTATAAGTATAAGAATTAGATGTGTCTTTAATAACTAATGTTGCAGATTGTTTTGCTTCAACAAGAGTTCTTAAAAAATTTCTGCCAGCTCTGCCATCAATTGTATGATCTGTTGATTCTGGAAGAAGGGTATATGTAAATGCAAAACTTCTTTTTGATTTCTTAAAGTACTTTTTAGTCAGGCCTCTTGAAAGTTCTACTACACTAGAGTTAATTGCGTAGTCTGAGGATAGTGTTCTTCCATGTTCTGTAATTTCTGTTCCATTTATTGAGATTATATTTACTAGATCTGTAAGTTGGTTATCTATGACAGCCATTACATACCTCTATTAATACCATTGTAAGTTCTAACAACCCTTTTATTTGTACCAGCGGCTCTTTGATTATTGGGTACAACTTTGATATTGTATTCCTTCATCATTGATTCAAACCATTCTCTTTCGCCAATAAAATTGTCAACACATATGTTAATATTTTGCTCAGAATAAGATTCAGTTCCATTTGCTGACTTTATTGAAGAAGTATTTGCATTTCTAATTGAATTTAGACTTTCAAGAGTTGCTAACCCAATATTTCTAACTGCTTTAGAACTAACAACATATTCACCACCATGCAAAAGTGTTGGAATAGATTGAGAACTGAAAGCATTTATATATCCACCATTTGCTTTTTTAAATGTATATTTTGGAGGATTATATGGCTTTATTGTGTTAACAGGCATTGGGTTACTAGGCATTGGGTTCTTAGGCATTGGGTTACTAGGCATTGGGTTACTAGGCATTGGGTTACTAGGCATTGGGTTCTTAGGCATTGGGTTACTAGGCATTGGGTTAGATAAAGAAATTGTTTCAACAGGCTTTGGTTTAAGATAAGGCATTGCTACGGGTGGTTTAAAACCTGTGGTGCTTCCTATTGGGTTACCTATTGGGTTATTAGGCATTGGGAGATAAGGCATTGGGTTAAAAGGCATTGGCTTAAAATCACTCATTAAATGCTTTGACTGACCACTGCTTACTGTTGGTGCTGTTCCACCACCAGAGCCTCCTCCCCCTCCTCCAGAGTTAGCAGCGTTATCCATTTCTGAAGCAATGCCAGCAAGCAGTGGTGAAAGTCCAGCAGCAAGGGTTTGAACCTTGCTTAAAATATGACCAACAGTTCTTTCCATTGCGTGCTGAATAGATTTATTAGCTCTATCCATTGCATTCACCCAAACAAGGAATGGATTATTATTTCTTAGGATATCTCTTAATCTAGAGAATATATTTCTAAGGGAACCTGGTTGTTCTTTTCCACCAAGCATAATATTTCCAATTCTCTTCATTTGGCCAGGAAGTAAATCTAGTTTTTTACCAAAAAGATCTTTTGCTTGCTGTGACCATTGACCAGAATTAATTTGTGTAGGAATTGCATTAAGCATTCCTATAGTTGCACCAATTACTGTTGTATTATCTTTTGCATTAGTTCCAAGTCCATATTTATCAACCGCCGTATTTACAAGTTGATCAAGACTTGTAGTAAAAGCACCTACTGCTTCATTTGGAAGACCAGTAGTGATTTTAGTTGCCAATTCTGTCATCATATTTGCAAATTCTGCTTTACTGTCGGCTGCAACTCCCTTAGCAGCATTTAGCAGTTGATTTAATTGGTTATTAAACTCATCAATTGTATTTGGAGGGAATTCAGTAATTTTTTCTGCTGCTTTCTGGAAGTCTTCAATTACTGAGTCGTAGTATTCTGAAGCAGCCTCTTTTGCTTCCTTAATTGCTTCACGAATAGCATCTCTATTTTCTTTTGCAAGATCCTCTGCTCTCTTAGTATCTAGGTCTGATACTGATTTTGCAGATTCAATCTTTGCTTTTTGCTCCTCCAGATCAAGCATTCTTGCATCATCAATACGACCTTCATAAATAGCCAAAGCGCGATTGCGAACATAATTTTGTCTATTAAGTTCTCTTTCATCAAGCATCTCTCTTCTTTTAAGTTCGTATTCTTTTGTTCTTGTGAGAGATTCCTCTGCTTTTTCAAGAGCATCTATTGTTTTAATTTGATCATCAAATACCTTAAGAGCAGCTTCTTTTTGATCCTGTAGTGCTTGCGTGAGTTGACCTGTGTAGTCTTTGACATTTTCAGCAACATAATCAAGAGTTTTGTCAACAAATTCCTGCAGCATATCTCTGAGAGCTTGGCCTACTGAACCTGCGCTACCACCTACTCCCTCTTCAATGCCCTCACCTAAAGCATCTCCAATAATTTCACCTTTATCTTTAGCATCCTCTTCAGCTCCATCAGTTGCTGATTCTACTAATTTTTCACCATCACCACCTTTCATAGCGTCATCAATAAATCCAAGAATTCCTTCAAGAGCGCTAACAGCCCCCTTGGTTAGACTTTTTACTCCTGGGATCCAACTTGTTACCCATGCTGCTGCTTTAGCAACCTGCAAGAACCCTAGAACAATAAATCTAAAGACATGGGCAAATGGTCCCATAAGACCAATAATTGCTTGTCCGATTCCAGTAAGGACTTGCTTTATGCCAGCCATAAAGTCTCCCTTGAAGATTTTTATAAATCCGCCTACAAAATTAGCAATTCCTCTAATAAGTGCTGCTATTGGTTTTAATATGAAGCCTATGGCCTTGGCAACAACATTCCTCATTAAGAATGCAATAACACTTGCTACACCCTTGATAAGTTTAGCAAGGAAGTTAATAACAGCAGCAATTCCATTTACTGCACCGCCAGCCTTGTCTGATCCAGAGATAAATCCAGCAATAAAGTCAAGGAATGGCTGAATTATTGACATTAATGCTTCTTTAAGAATATTGAAAGTATCTTTAAATGCTTTAATTGCTGGTTCAATTGCTTTCTTAAACTTATCAAAGTTTTTCATCACAATCATCACAACAGCAGCAACAGCAAGTAGAACAAGGCCAATTCCAGAACTAATAATTGCAAACTTCAGTACGTTAAAGACTTTTGTAGAGTGCATTATCATGCTAGAAAATGCTTGAAGAGACTGTATTGGATGGAGAATCGCTCCACCCATCATTTTAAGACTTTTAACTGGATGCATTAAAGCATCTCCAGCTTTTTTACCAATTGAAACCATTGGATTTAATACTTTTGAACCAACATCTTTTGCTTTAGTAAAGGCTTTTGTCCCCATATCTGTAACTTTTGTTTTAGCACTTACAATATTTTCTCCAACTCTTGTTTTTGCAGTTGCAAGATTTGTTACTGGAGTTTTAGTAGGAGTTTGAGCTTTTAAGTTTTGAGCAACTTTCTTTGAATAGTCATCAGAAACTTGTACAATTGCTTGTTGTTTTATATTATTAAGTACAGAGTCAAAATCGTCTTGATTTAGAGCAACTTTTAGTGCTCTTTTTTGGATTGCTGAAAGTTTTGTGAATTTACCAGATGGAGTTTTACCAACAAATCCACCGCCAGGTGTAACTTGATACTGAGGCATTGTTGCCATTGTCTTTTGATATTGAGATGTTGTTAAACCATGTTGCTGTCTAAATAAAGTTTTTGTTTTATTTTCTACTGATCTATCAAACTGAGGGGTTCCTAAAAACCCTGGGGTTGCCTGAACTGCTTGACTTCCTCTTGTTACTGGACCTATTTGACTTAATGCCGTTTGAACTTCTTTTGATGCAGTTGATGTTTGTCTAAGAACACCGCTTAATTGACCAAATTTTCTAACGAGCCTTCCAACAGGATTTTCCATACTTGCAAGTTTTGCAATAAAAATAGAAAACTTACCGCTATCTGTTGATACAGTATTACCAACCATAACTAATGGTTTTCTAAGAAATCGTAATTGTCCAGCGGCAGCTACTGATTCTATGCTAAGGTTTCTTAAACCTGGCAAGAATCTTGCAAAAGTTTCAAGTATCACACCACCAGCAAGTTTTACCTGACCAAAGGCGAAAACAAGAGGACCAATTGATGCAGCAGCAATTGCTAAGATACCAATAAACTTCTTAGCGGCTGGATCCATGTTTCTTATAGCATCCATAAACTTTATTAAACTATCAATAATTTTTTCTATTGCTGGTCTAAATTGTTCAATTAAATCTTTTGCTGTAATTTTAAAAGCAACTCTTAACCTATCAAACTGTACAGATAGAGATCCAAGAACCTGTTTTAATTCTTTATCAGCAATATCCATTGCGCTTGCAGCACCAGCCATTTGCGTAACCAATACTTTTCCAGCCTGAGTGGTAATTCCAGCAAAAACATCTTCACCAGCCATGCTTCTTTCTTTAATAAAGTCAGCTAAACCTTGTCTTGCATCTTTTGCATTTTCAATATCTGCTTTTGTTACTTTCCCAAATCCTTCAATAGTTTGGCCTACTTGGGCTGTTGCAATTCTTGCTGCAATACCTATATCTTCAATTGTATTGACTAGCTGTATTGAACCACCGTTTGCTTTTTGTGCTTCTTGGTATGCAGTATTAAAAACTTCCCTTACTTTTGCTTCAGTATTTCCAGCGCCAGAGTTTATTCCAGTTAGTCTTTGTTGGAACATTGCAAGTTCTGCAATTGATCTCTCCATTCTTGGTCCTTGTCTAACACCAAAAATCTTTGCAAAAAATTCCATTGTTGCTTGAGTATTTTTACCATTGTCATCAAGAGCAATAAACATATCAACTAATGATTGTAGTGAGTCAATTCCAGCACCTTTTACTTCTTCAAAGTGCTTTACAGCGTCTACTCCAAGATCTTTTGCATAACTATCTGCAAGTTGATTAATTAAGTCAAGGTTGGCTTTTGTTGGTGCAACAAGTCTTTGCAAAGAAACTTTAATAGAGTTTGCAGATGCACCGATTTCAAAACCAGCAGCCTTCATAGGCGCAAGCAATGCAGCGGCTTCAGTCATTGACAAACCAAAGGATGTAGCGGCAGCTGACATTTCGGGGAATGCGTCTGCTAGATCTCTTAGAGATAATGCTGTTACGTTTTCAACTGTGTTGAACATTGCTAATTGAGCAGTAACTGCACCGATTATGACTTCCTCTCTTTCAGCTGCTGACTCAAATTGTCTTCCAGAAGCATCAGCAACTCTTGCAGTTTGCTGGAAAACCGACTGTACAAACTGTTGACTTGCAGAAGTATCTAGACTGCCTAGTTTTTCCATTCTGAAAGTTAGTTCTGCTAGTTGCGTAACACTTTCATTAGCAGCAAAACCTAATTCTGCAAAGTCTCCAGCAACTGGTGTTACGAGTTCTTGTGC